GTCGGCGCCACACACGATCGCTTCACCGTCGACCCCGTGATCCTGTCGCTGCCCGAGGCAGAACAGAAACGCATCATGGCCCTCGAGGGAGCGGGGATCGGGCTCGAAGGGCGCAAGCTCGTCGTGCAGGAGAGCCTCAAGGCTCTCGAGAAACACTGGAAGTCCGAAGGTGCGAAAGACGCGGAGCAGAAGCTCCGCCGAAACCCCGCCTTCCGAAAACAGGTCCTGGGCGAGTTTCGCCGAGGTGTCGCGGAGCCCGAGTTCATTGGCTCAGGCGCCCCCTCAGCGGCCGATCGGGACGTCTCAAACATCCTGCGAGGTCAGGTACAGGCCCGCCACTAGGGCGTATAAGGGGGAGCCACAAACCCATAGTGACAACGGCAATCGCAGCTTTCCGTGCAGGCTCGCCACGTGCGTGTCTCAGGCGCGCGCGCGGCTCCAGTTGCCCACCGGTAACTCTTGCCCGTGCGGATGGCAGAGATCGTGACCTCGTGGACACCGAGTATTCGAGCCCACTCGCGTCCCGAACGAGTGTCGTCGAGATAGACCTCGCGTGCCTGTTCGTCCGTCAAACTGCGAAAGGCGTAGTCGCCGCGAAATCCGTTGGCGTGGGCATGCAGTTGCTGATCGCGATTACTCAGGTATTCAAGATTGTCGAGGCAGTTGTTGGTCTTGTTTCCGTCCTTGTGGTTCACCGACATGCCTCTGGGGCGTGGGCCGAGAAACGCTTCAGCCACGAGTTTGTGTACCGTTCGCCACTTCTCCGTGCCAGCGCCCTGCGACAAGCACACCTGGTGGTAGTTGCTTTTCAGCAGTGGTTTCAGGATCCGCTCGGGATTCTGGCCGACACGTTTCTTTGTGCCAGCATGGATGCGAGTTCCGCCCTCCCAGTCTCGGCGAGGCGACACGCGCCGTACCTGACCAAGATTCGAGACTTCGTAGATTCCTTCCCAGTCGATAACTGGCCGCCACTCATCATTCACCACAGTAGAGAGTATTGTACTTCTACTGGAGGAGGGTAGACTTATTCCCTATAACTCTGTCGCAGGCCGCGTTACTCCGGGCACTGGTCCCCTCGACCTATGGGGGCACGTCGCCTGATCTCAGGCGAGTGAAACACTGGGTGAATTGCGGGAACCCTAAACGCGTCAAGCGCATGGCAATCCGCAGCCAAGCCGTCGGTACACCGACGGAAGGTTCAGAGACTACTGGAGGGGTCAAGTCCCCTTAATGACCAGTTACAGCGCCCAGCTCGCGGCTTCGGCCGCGATGATGAGATAGTCCACGCGGGCATGAAAGTGCTCGATCAACGTGCATACCTGAGGACGTTCAGAAGGAAATCGTCCAGTCGATCGAGGTCAAGTCGGCCGCGCTGACCCTGATGCCGCACGTGACAATGAAACGCGCGCAGCAAAGAATCCCCGTGATGACGCAGCTCCCGATCGCCTACTGGCTGACTGGCGCGTCGCTCGACGCCCGCGACCGTGGCCTGAAGCAGACCACGTCACTGGCATGGGATAACGTTTACCTCAACGCGGAGGAGATGGCCGTCATCGTCCCGATCGCCAAGAGCCTCCTCGACGACATCGACTACGACTTCTGGAGCCAGGTCAAACCGAAAATCACGGAAGCCTTTGGCGTGGCCCTCGACGAAGCCATTTTCTTCGGCAATGGCGCCCCGTCAACGTTCCCGCCGGCGATCGTCACTGCTGCCGCGGCAGCGGGCAACGTGCTCGTGACCGGCGCCACCGCAGGCCAGGACTTCCTGGGTGACGTGTCGGCCGCGATGGGCCTGGTCGAAGCCGACGGCTACGACGTCAGTGGCTTCTGGGCGCGCAAGCAGGTCAAGGCCAAGATGCGCGGCATGCGCACCACCACCGGCGGGTTCGTCCTGCTGGGCGACGACAACGGCCCGCAGGCAGCGGTGAACACGGGCACCCTGTACGGGGAGCCGATCATCTTCAGCAACGCGGGCATGGTCGAGTTCGGTACCGGCGCCACGGGCTACTCGATGATCGGCGGCGAGTGGGACCAGTCGATGTTGGCCATCCGTGAGGACATCAGCATGGAGATGTTCGACACGGGCGTCATCACCGACAACACCAGCGCAATCATCTTCAACCTGCTCCAGCAGGACATGGTCGCCCTGCGTGTGATCGCGCGTTTTGCATGGGCAGTTCCAAATCCCGTGAATCGCCAACAGGCGACCGTGGCCGCGCGCTACCCATTCTTCGCTTTGCAGCAGAAGGCCACGACCGGCGGCGAGGGCTAGCCGTGCCGGGCGGCAAAAAGTACACGCCACCTGTAAGCAAGGCACAGGCCAGATTTTTCGGAGCAGCAGCCGGGGGCAACGTCCCCGGCTTCGACCCGAAGGAAGCGCAGCAGAAACTCAAAGGCACCAACGAGAAGAAGCTGCCCGCAAAATCGAAGGGGAAAAAGTAAATGCCCGAAGTACGACTGTTGGCGCCGGTCACCGACGACGACGGCAAGGAGCACGCCGCTGGCGAGGTCCTCGACGTCGACGAGGAGACGGCCAGAGCTCTGCAGGCGAGCGGCAAGGTGTCGCTGGTCAGCGACGAGCAGAAGCAGACTGAGCAGGCCGGCCACTACACCGACGTGGTCGGCCGCGACGATGTCGCGCCGCTCACACCCGGCGGTTCGACGCCCGGCCCCCAGGCCGAGGATGAAGCCGACGAAGACGACAAGCCCAAAGGGAAGAAGTAGATGGCCAGAGTGAGGTTTCTGGCGCCGGCGAGTGACCCGCGCCCCGGCCAGGAGGGCATCGTCTACGGCCCCCTGCACGAGACGGACTTCGGAGACGAGGACGTCGAGTACGTCATGGGCCTGTGGAACGCAGGCAAGGTCGAGATCCTCGACGCCACCGGGCTTACCCCGCCGGGTGGCGCGCCGGAAGCAGACGCAGAGGGCGCCGCGCGGCGCAGGTCTGCCGACAGGGGTCCTGACAAGCCCGACAGGGAGTCCGACGAGAGGCATCGAGGCAGGTGAGCGTCACCCTGGCGCAACTGGAGCAGGAGGCCGCCCAGCGCGTCGGCCCGTACGCCTCCGCTTTCTGCGACCGCCAGGTGCCCAACACGGCCAACTTCACCTTCGCCAACTTCCCCACCCTGCGCAGCACCCTGGACCTCGATTCGGTCACCAACCTGTGGCTGCTCCGCCGCGGCGTGCTGCTCGACGGTACGCCGGTGCCGATGGACATCGTCGATCGGCAGCGGTTAGTCTCGAGCTACGATCCAGAGCAGGGGCGGGTCTTCCCCGACCGTCCCTGGGGAACGATCCCTGCCCCTGGTGAGATGGTGGAGTTTCATCACCTCGACCCCGCCCAGGAGTTGCGGTCGTCCGTGATGGCTGGTCTGCGACGGTGCGTCCTCCCCGATACCGTCCAGGCCCAGCCGACACAACAGTGGGGTGGCCTCGACCTGACCGTCCAGTTCCCCTGGCTGACGGCCGCGTGGCAGATCGAGCGGGTGCGCTACGGCTGGGTGGATCCCTACGCCGACGCGCCGTGGGACACCTACCAGACCGGCGGCCACCTGATCCTGACCGGCACCTACGGCCGCGCGCTGCCCATGGCCATGTGGATCGACACCTGGCGGCCGGTGTGGTCGTGGGTCAACGGCGCCGAGTCGACGACTGGCCCCGTCGCCGACGACGACGTGCTCGAGGTCGATCTGGACTACGCCGCGAGCGCGGCGCACATCGAAGCCTGGCACCACTTCCCGGCTCGCATGCAGGCCGCGGCTGCGGGCAACCTGCAGGCCACGCGCGATCAGGCCGCGGCAGAGTTCTCCCGTCAGGCTGGCATCTTCGGCCCGCAGCGCTCTCGGGTCATCGGCTTCGGCAACGTGGTGCGTATCGGCGTGGCCGGCGGCGGCTGGGTCAACGGGCCATGGTGAGCGCGGCCGATCCGCGCGTCAACGTCAACCTGCTGGCCGGCACGCCCGGCCCGCCGAACTGGAGCCAGGGGCCGCCCGGTCCGCCCGGCCCCACCGGTGCCATGGGGCCGCAGGGTCCCGTTGGCCCGGTCGGACCACAGGGACTGAATGGGTTGCAGGGGTTGCTCGGTCCCGGCTGGGTGGTGATGACGCGGGATCCTCAGTCGAACGAGTCCACGGGCATGCTGGTTGGCACGGCCTGGCTGAATGCCTGGACGCTCGACTTCTGGACGTTGACCGACAACACCACCAACAACTACCAGTGGCACTACCAGGGCAACATCAAGGGCAGTCCTGGGCCAGCCGGGCCGCAGGGACCGCCAGGTCCGATCGGTCCTACGGGAATCCAGGGGATGACCGGTCCCGCCGGCCCTCAGGGTGTCAAGGGTGACCCTGGCCCGCAGGGGGTCCAGGGTCCCGTGGGTCCCACGGGTCAGCCTGGCGCCCAGGGTCCGATCGGGCCGCAAGGGGCAACCGGCCTGACCGGGTCGACGGGACCACAGGGTCCCGTCGGGTTGACCGGCCCACAAGGCGCGACCGGCAGCACAGGGGCACCGGGGGCCACCGGAGCGCCGGGGCCAGCCTGGGCGCCGACGAAGGCGACCGTCACCGGCTCGCGCCACCACATCCGCGACCTGCCGTACGTGCTCGACCAGGTGCTGACCGCGCTGGCCACCAACGGCATCATCACCAACAGCACCACCCCCTGATGCCCACCCGAAGTAGCCGTGTCCGCCCCTGGCCCTGGGATCTGAGGTTAGCGATGGTCGACCTGCCCACCGAGGGGCCGCACACCATCGGGGACTTTCGCCCCAACACCATCGGCCAGTTACGCCCCAGGCTGATTGGGCAGACACGCCAGGTCTCGGCAAACAAGACCTTCCGCTGGGGGCTGATGCTGGTGCCGAGCCAGCAGACCGGCCTGCTGGTCGGCAAGAAGCAGACCCCCTTGAGCCCGTATTTCCCACCCGCGCAGGATTACGACAGCGCTCCGCTCTACCACGAGCGCACCTTCATGTTCCGCCCGAGCGGCGGCATGGGCGAGAGCGTCCAGAGCTCGGCCACCGACAAGCGCTACCACTACGCCATCGACTGCTGGGTGACCGGCGGCCTGTTTGGCAAGGGACCGCTCACCCACCAGGTCGTGCCGCCGAGCACGGGCTCCATCCGTCTGTTCGTCGAGGCTCTCGGTCCGGGCAGCGTGGTGGCCCTGTACTTCCTAGCCGGCCAGTATCTGCTGCGTAGAAGCGACGACACCAACGTCGGCCAGGTGGTGGTGGACAGCCGCGCGGGTATCACGGCCACCGAGGCCCAGCGCTTCAAAGGCGCCTATTCGGGCGCGGTGGACGCGCTGTACGTGGCATGGAGCGACGGACTGCTGAAGGAGTACACGCCGAGCGGCACCGCGGTCTGCGCCCTGCCCACGGGTTTCAACGCCAACCTGCTCGAGATCATCGGCGACGAGCTCTGGGCCGCCGACTCGGTCAACTGCATCGTCCGCAAATGCACCAACGATCCCAAGGTCGCTGGCTCCTGGTCGGGACCGATCCTGGTGGGCAACCCGTCGATCCCGATTACGGCCATCCGCCAGACCACCAATCGCCTGTGCATCTTCAAGGCCGACGGGGACGTGTTCACCATCAACGGCGACGGCTCCGACAACGACCTGTTTCCTGGTCTGCAGAGCACCGTCGATCCCGACAACGCCCGCACCGCCTCGGCGTGGCAGGGCAGTCTGTGGTTCCGCACCGACCGCGCCTTCTGGAGATTGGACATGCAAGGGGGCGCCGTCTTGACGCCGCAAGGCCCAGGCCGCGCGCTGAGCAACCTGAGCGAAGTCCGCGGCCCCGTGCAAGCCTTCGCGGGCTGGAACTCGCAGATGGCGTTCGGGGTGCTCTACAACGCCGCGCTCGGCAACAGCTACCTGATGACCTACGGCAACTGGGAGCCGGCTCAGGGCGACACGGGCACCAACTACAGTTTTGCCGACCAGTGGGATGGGTGTATCGCCCACTGGGTTGGCCGCAGGGCCACCGCGCTCTGGGTATCCAACATCCCGAGCGACGCCAGGCTGTACATCGGCTTCGCCGACGGCGGCTACGACTGGGTCAAACTGGTGGCGTTCCCGCTCACCCCCGGCTCGGGCGCCGAGTACACGATGACGACGAGCTACATCGTCACCCCGCTGAACCACATGATGTTTCAGGCCGACAACAAACAGGTCATCGGAGGCTCGTGCTTCGGTCCTTCCTTCCCCCAGGGGTCGACAGTTGGCCTGAGCTACCGACTGCGCGGCTCGGCCGGCATGCTGCCGACCACGGCTCTGGGTGACTACGTGGACTGGCCCAATCCGTTCACGTTCAACGGGCAGCGGCTGGACCTGACCGAATCGGTGGCGTCGACAGCCGTGGAGCTCAAGGTCAGCCTGGACTCACCGAACACGGCTACCTCGCCCATCCTCGAAGGGGTGGGCCTGCACGAGCGGCTGGTGCCTGCCTTCAGGAGAGACTTCACCTGCACCGTGGACGCGCGCGACTACGTGGCGCGCTACGACGGCGCTTCGATCCGCCAGAGTGGCCGCAGCATCCGTGACCTCGTCATGCAGGCCGCCGCCGCGCCGGCCACCGTCGCCCTCGAACTACCCGACGAGACGATCTCCAACGTGGCCCTGTTCGACTACACCGAGCGGATGCTGCCGCACGTCGGCCAGGGGTCGGTGGGCGGTCAGGGCTGGGCCATCGACATCTCGGCTACCCAGTTCGGGGTGATCGAGACCCTGGGCCTGATCGGCCGCACGCGCGGCACCCAGGTCGGCACCCTGCGCGGCTTCCACATCTCGCAGACGCGCTTCCTGTAAGGAGAAGACATGAGCGGAGCAACCACAGAACTGAACCTGGCCACGGCAGTGGACGCGGACGACAACGCCGACTACCTGACGTTGAGCCTGGCCAACTCGCTGAGGACGGTCGACGCGCTATTCAACAATGTGAGTGGACATACCCACTCCGGGGCGCACCAGGGAGGGGCAATCGGCACCATCCCGGCCTCGGCCATCCCGCCCAACTCGATCACCTCGGCCATGATCGTGGACGGCGCGATCACCTCGGCCGACATCGCGGACGGCACGATCCAGGCAGTCGACCTGGCGGTGGGGGCCACGGCATTCCAGTTCAACCCCGGATATTCTGCCGCTCCGTCATTCTCGACCACCACTACGGGGACATGGCTGGCGACACCCGTCTCGGTGGTTTGTAGCCCGATGAGCACGGGGGCGGTCGGCTACCTGTTCCTTGGCTATGTGACGTTTCGTCACTCGGTGGCTAACGGGAATTTTTACGTGGGCCTCTCGTGGGACGGCACCAGCAACATCCAAACAGTGATGACTCGCTCTGACCCTATCTCCAATGGACTTGTCGGTGTCACTATCGCTCAATCCGTCAACGCCCCCGGCGGCTCGCCACACACCCTCTTTGTGGTTGCCCAAAGTCTGACTGCCGGCACCCTGGACATGCCTGGCTCGGCATATCTAAACGTGATTGAGTTGCGACGATGACCGACATCCAGGCAGGCACCGATGTCAGCGGCATGACGATTGTGCTGCACGAGCTTCAGGCAGACATCGAGGCACAGGGCATCCCGCTGCCAAATGGGCTGACCATGCAGGGTCCCAGCCAGCCGATTGTCATGCCTCCACCTCCGCCGCCGACCGGGCCGCAGCCAAACCCGGACGGCACGTTTCTGTTCACCCACGATGACGAGGGCAACCCCGCCGACCTGCCGGCGGGCGCGGAGGATGTGGTGAGCAGCTACACCTACACGGCCCCAGTGACCCGCTCGCAGCTACTGGCCAGGGTGCGCAGCGCGGCGACCGTGACCGACCTCCGTGACGCGGTGGTGGCTCTACTGGCATGAGCTACTCGATAGGCCCCGGCGTGCAGCAAGCGATGACCGACGCGGGCGATGAGCCTCGCTCAGACGAGCAGTTTGTGATCCTGACCGAGGGCGACAAGATCAGCCAGACCTTCGGCCGCGACCGGATCTACTACTGGATCGAGAGGGACAATCTCGTCAGGACGTCCCCCTTTTGAGTCGACCGAACTGCCGCCCAGCCTGCCCGACTGGGACCCGTGGACCCCACAGCCAGCCCAGTGGTACGACTGGACGTGCAGCGCCTGTGCCACCGAGTGGGTCGAACGGGCGCTGTACCTCTCGCGCGGCAACGACGTCTACGCCAACCGCGAAGCCGTGGTGCGCGAGATTGGCTTGCCTCACAACATCAGCCCCGCTCTGGGCCTGCACGATGGCAGCGGCGCCCAGTTACAGCGGGTGCTTGCCGACAGCGACATCCAGACCCAGCAGGGCCGGCTGTCGTTCGACGAGGCCTACGCGCGCTATAGCGCGGGCCTGGGCCTGGGCTCAGGCACCGAGTACTACCACTGGGTGGCGTTCCGCGGGGTGGCCGGCTCGAATCTTTGGATCAGCAATTCGGCCCCCGGCTATAGGGGAATCTACGACCAGTTGAGCCGCTACGACTATGACCGTCTGGGCGGCTGGAACCACCTCTGGGTGGTATGAAGGGAGGCGCCGATGTCTGACCCGATTCTCTCGTGGGTGTTCAGGATCGTCCTGGCCGCGCTCGCGTTCGCTATCGTCTGGTTCGGACTACCCTGGCTGCTTGCCCTGGGTGGCTTGACGTGGCCACTGATCATCATCTTCTTACTCTCGTGCGTGGCGGCACTGGCCGTCCTGAGCCATTACTGGTGGGGTCGACGGGTCGTCGCTCCCTGAACGACGCGGCACTGGCATGCCAGGTGCCTTAGCCTGAGGGGCGTGCGCAACCACGAGGAGATCCAGGTACCCGGTCCTCCAGTTCTGCGCCAGCTCGTCGGCGTCGTCCTGTTGCTTCTCGGGGGGCTGATCCTGGCCGGTGTGCTGCCGCTCGAGCACGGGGTTATCGGCGGCGGCTTTATCGTGGCGGCAGCGGGTCTGTTTGTGTGATGACGCGCTCGCGCAGTTGATCGTTCTCGAGCTCCAGCCTTGCCACACGCCGCTGTAGCACACGACACTGCCCGATCAAGGCGAGGACGTCGTCCACGCTCGGGCTGAATGGCTCGATCATCATCGCCCGCTGGATGCTGTCGACGATAGTCAGGAACTCGGCTTCGGTCAGCATCAGGCGCGGGTTATCTTGAGCGTATAGCCGTCGACGATGTCGGTGGTAGCGGCTTCGATGATCCTGGCAATGTCGCCGCCGCGTTTGACCAACTGGTTCAGTTTGAGCTTGCTGACCTCGACGGTGCGATGGGTGCGTACGGTCTCGTCGTAGACCTCGGGATCGATGAACGCCTGCAGACCGGCCAGGGTTTCTTCGTCGTAGACGTAGGCATGTCTGGTAGCGAGTGTCACCGTCCACGCGCCGGCATCGGCCACGGTGGCGCCGCGCTCGAGCATTGCCTGGCGGAGCATGCCTTCCGACTCGAGGAGCTGGGTGCGAAGCTCGGCGAGCTGCCCGCGCAGCATGCTGATGGTGCCGGCGAGGATGGCTTCGCGCTCGTGCCGCGGCAGGGCGTCGAGGTCCTCGAGCGAGAGTCCGGTGCCGCCATACGTGCGAGTGCCCATCATTCAGATAGAAGTGCTCTTATCTCTAGCAAGCCAGTCCCACACCGTATCGCCAGCCTGGTGAGGACCATCGTGCTCATACGCTCGGGTGCAGAAGATGACTGGCCCTGGCTCAAGAGCCGGGTAGAGCAGCCGTCCGCAGCCAGCAGGCTTGTGCTTCGCTAGCTCAGCCCTCAGCCGGTCGTTC